AGAACTCATCGCTTTATACCATTGCTGGTTTATCCTTATGGTCACGAAGGCTGACCCAATATATTTATTTTAAGAAGCTAACAACCTGTCTTACATCGTCTGACAGGCTGTAGCATATATCTTTTTAAGTGTCTCATATTCAAATTTAATAAAAACGAGTACACGAAAGACTTGTATGATATTTTTTATTTCTAAATTTATGATTAATTAGCTGCACATACATACATAAATAGTGTAAATAACATACTTACCCATAGGAATAACAATGTATCCCAATACCAACCTTTTGTCCTGAGTTTATTTAGAAGCTTTCTCATTCTCTAACCTCATTTGGAGGTGTAGACTCATGTATAAGATAATCCTCATACATTACTTCCCATAACATATCTCTAACAGAAGATAAATTATGAAGGTATGTTTCTCCTATTTCAGGATCAACTGTTCCATTTTCGATATCGTATACCATATACTCATACATATCTTCAGTAGTATTTATAGCTTCATTAAGATTCATGAAGTTTTTAGTTAAATAATTACTGCTAATTTCTCTTGCCTCTGCACATTCTACCTCTGCTAATATGATTTCCTCAATAGTCCCCTGAGAAGAACAGCTAGTATGAATGAATATCATAATTACCATTAATAGGAACCATAGTGAAAATGTTGTGCCACATACTATTTGTGACCATCTGTTTTTGATTTTTAAGATTATTGTTTTCATTTTTGAAGTTTTTAAGATTTAATTTATATTACAAAGTATTGGGTTATTACGATTTCCTGTAACAACCTCAAAAGTATTATTGGTGCTAGTAACAAAACGACTAAGCTCTATTCTGCCTGCAGGTTTTCTGCCGTAGATATATGCAAAAGTCATTATCATACTAGCAGTTTCATAAGCTTTCATAAGCTCGTAATAGCTATTTTCCAAGCTATCATTTTGATCTGCATCCATGATATTGAAGTTTTTAAGATTTATAATATTAAGCTATAAGTAATAAATAAAAGAGCTTGATTACTATACTTCATCAAGCTCTTTTCGACAGAAATGATAGCTTTATACCGCTATCTGGTTGGCGAGTTAAACAAAGAATCTCATTAGGATTCCATTGTAGTTTTTTACTTTCTTTTTATACCTATTCTTTTTATGAGGATTTAATCGTAGATCCTCTAATTTGTCTGCTAATTTCTTTTGTTGCACAGCTCTTATGTGCATATAGATTACATAAATAGACCATAAGACTACTGATACAGCTGCTAACAGTACAATAGGTCCTATTAAATAATCTATGAGCGTTATAATAAATATTGCTACCAGTGTTACAACTAGTGTCACCAGTATGAAGTTTTTGAATCCCTTTTTCATAATTTTGAAGTTTTAGTGAATAATTAATATTAGAGGCAAAGGCGAGATTTGCACTCACTATCTTGGGGAAGATTCTATCAGTTCACTCAGATTATTGCCTGAATGCTGCATTGCCTTATAAATAAGCCTTTTGTCTACTTGCTTAGGTATACGCTGTTGCAGTATAAATACTACTATGTGCCAACGCACGTACAGCCTTTCTAGCTCTATGACCCCTCTAATATTGTATCTGCAGGAAACATTAGAGTTAACGTTTTAAGCTGCATTCTTTTTAACGAATGATGCCTTGTCAAAGGCAGAAAGGTCAGTATTTAATAAGTTTACCTACATCAGTAGCGAGCTGATGCAGGATTACAGTGTTTTAGGACTTTCTGTTAACTCCTACAGTATTGCGCTATTAATAATTATCACGAACATGTTTAATAAGTTTAAGCTATAATTAATTATAAGCCTTGCTAATCAACGTCCTCTTAGAACTGCTGATTAGCGCTACTAACGGTTTGTAACAGAAGAAAGTTACACAACAATTAGCCTTTAATCATGCGTAATGACTACGCATTGGGATTAACAACCCAAGCACGGACTGTTAATACTCCATTATGAATGATGTAATCCATAACTTCACAGTATTATGAGTCCTAAAAGGACTCTGGTTAAACAATTAATACGAATAGTAGAGTATGCACGCAACACACGTTTGGAGTATGCACGTAACACGCGATAAGGGCCGAGGCCCCAAGCCTCACTGTTACAGTGAGTACTTGGAAGTGCCTGCCTTGTTACTAACCCAGTAGGTTGTCTCGTCCTCTTTGACTGTGAAATCGTCGCCGTCCGTAGCCAGGTACGCATAGATGGTGCCTTTAGGGTCGAAGTCCTTAGTCGTGATGAACATGATGCCTGTCGCATCGTCTACTGCTACGTCTCTACCGTTATCTGATTTAGATGCGAAGAAGTCTAACGTAATGATGCCGTGTTGTGCTTTGATGTCTGATAAAAGTGCCATAATTTTGAAGTTTTAATTAATGATGCCAGGGGACTAGTTCCCCCGCCAAGCTTTAGCATGGGTCGTTGATGGTGTTGGTAACCATCTCTACATCCACAAAAAAATTATAAAAAAATTATAAAAAAAAGGGGGGGGTGTTTTCTAGAAATAGAATATGATAGTTAAAAGAGATAGTTTCTTACCTATAGGTAATACCTATATAAGAGTTTTTCACATTACTTTTATAACCTAGAGTCCTGATACTAAAGGACTTAACTCAAAATGGACTGTTACAAACGGTTGGTTACTACTGTTACATACGTAATAGTCCAACTGTTATGTTTAGTATGATTACTACTATCATAAACGTAACAGTAAGCTTACATAGTGAAAATATTTGACATATGCAAGAACTTTGTTTACTTTTACATCCTACTATTAAATATATATATTCATACTATAAAATTTGTATAGTATTATATTTTTTTTGATATTTGTACTATAAACTTTGTATATTTGCAATGTACTGGAACTACAAACGAAGAAAACGAAAAATGATAACAGTTTATCTAGATACAAAAGAAAGTGTTCTTCTTAAATCTAAAGATGCCACTTTTCATGTACTGTATTATATCTTAAATCAGACAGATATGGAGAGAAATACCTGGTACGCAGATAAAGAGAATAAGCTTTATATAATGGGGAAATTAGGAATAGCGCCAGTAACATTAGATAAACACATAGCTTCTCTAAAAAAGAGAAGATTAATATTGACAACAGAATCACGAGGTAAGTATATGTTAAATATGAATATCTTTAGCACGTGATAAAAAGACCAAGGTTAAAACCAAAAGAGAAAAAAGAAATTTGTAAGCAATGCGATCAATGGAAACCAAAAACAAGACAATGCAAAGTATGTGGATGTTTTATGGATTTAAAAGCATTATTAAAAAAGAGATGTCCTCATCCAGATGGGGATAAATGGAAAATAAAAAATAAATAAAAACTAAAACTAAAACAATGAGTGAAGTAAAAACAAAAGAGGCTACTGAGGTTAAAAAAGAGGAGCTATCCCCAGAACAGATGATAAAAGAAGCTGGGGAGAAAAGAGAAGGTATAAGGATGCAATGCGGAAAAGAAATAGATGAGATCCTTAAGAAGCATAATTGTGAGTTGACAGCACAGATGCTTATAAGTGAGAGAGGAGCAATTCCTCAAGTATTTATTGCAGATGCCCGTAGTACATAAATATGAGAACTCAGAGTTAGATATTTTAATAGAAAAAGAGCTGCTTATAAGAGAACAGTTTGATGAGTATCTACATACACATGAAGCAGAAATGAGTGTTCAGTATTTTATAAATAATAAATCTGAATTAGTATTCATACTAGAAATAACAATAGACTAATGGGAACTAAACAAAAACTAAAAATTGCTAAAGAGATACTAGCCACAATATTTTTAAGTGCGTCAGAACAATCTTTAGCATTGGGAGTACAGTTCAAATATGAAAGTTATCCTGTGGAAGAAAAGGACTTTAAAGGGTGGAAATTTGAAGTAATTGTGTCAGAAGCAGGATACCCTCCTAAAGCTGTTCAAGAATTTAGATTTACAAGACCGAATAATATTGATCCTTCAAATATGGAGTATAATGTTATACTATCAGTACTATCTTCTTTAACCCAGACAGCAATGTTAAGTTGGCTCCATTTAGGAAAAATGTTAATAACAGATAAAGAGTTACAAGAAGAAGTTAAAGGTTTATGATTAAAAAAATCATATCGTTACCAACGAATGACAGCAAAATCTACAGACAAATCCTCGCGTTTCTAAACTTCATGCTGGAGCTTACTCCACAAGAACGCGAGGTTTTAGCTGAATTAGTGAGACTGAATCATGAGTATGAAGCACTCCCTGCAGAAAAGAGAGCTAAGTTTATACTTAGTACTGATATGCGTAAAGAAACTAGGGAACTATTAGATATAGAAGAAAAACAATTCAATGGAGTAGTAGCAAGACTTAAGAAGAAGACCTTTCTAGGAAAACCTATTATGAACAGTCAAAATATTATCCATAGTGAATTATTATTTAAACCTGATAAAGAAGGATATAGAATAGAGATTAATCTAATAAACAAAAAGAGTGTATCAAACAAAAAAGTGGTTAGTATTAAACCAAAGGCAGAGAAAGAAGAGCCCGTTAAAGAGGCTGTTAAGATCCAAATCCCTAGCTAGTTTAGATGCAGGATCAAAAAAAGATATTAAGGGAAATAGCAAAAACTCACGGCATTCCAATAAAGGTTGCTGAAGAAGTCTTTTCTCTTTTCATTAAAAAGATAATAGAAACAATAAGCGATCCTGATAAAAAGACAGAAGAATTATATGATGTAGAAAAGTTTAAAACTATCCATATAGATAATTTTGGTAAATTTAAACCTAATATCAGAAATATAAGACATGCAAATAGCTGCCTGGAGGCGAGAAAGAATAAGAAATGAGAATCAATTTTGAGAATAATTTCTGGGATGAATATCCTGAACTCATCATACCTAACAAATTTAATGAGATCTATAACAAAGATAAATCCAAAAACAGAAGTAAGAGCTCTAGGATAATGTGGGCAATACATCTTCACAGTCATCCTGAATCTAAATTATATAATCTATTAGACAAAGAAGAAGTCATAGCAAGAGACTTTATTAAAGAAAAAAGCTTTAAATGGGAAACTTATAAAGAGCATGGAGAGATATATAGGAATGTGATACTGACGCCTGCAGAACGTGCACTACAAAATTGGGACGAGATAATGTCACTTAGAGATAAAGGAATTAAAGAATTTTATGTAGACGCTATAGAAGAAAAAGACGCTGATGTTATTCTAAAGTTAGATAAAGCTCTGGCAGCTACTCCCAAAATGTTTGATGATTATAAAAGGATTAAAGAATCATATGAGGAAGAGAAGACAAGAAAGAAAGGAACTCGTATAGCATCTTTATCAGATTCAGATGAAATATGATTGAAAACAGTAGCTATATATTAGAAGAAATACCAAACTATCATCCTGAACTTCAATACTATGAAAGAATTACCTTTTGGCAGGATCAAAAAAAGAGATGCGTAGAAGGGCACTGGATAGGAGGTCGATGGATGCCTGGTCCGTTATATTATTATATAAATTTCCATAACATTCTATTTGAAGATGAGACGTCAGTTGCCCAAGCATTAGGATTACCTTGGCTTAGAGATATCGATTGGGAGATCTTTTTATGTTATGAAGAATGTAGAGGATTCTCGGGATTCACTGGAGATACCCAGAACACTTGCCATAGATGGTTTGGTCCTGAAAAAGAAGAAGCCATAAAATTAGGAAGGATAACAAAAAAAGAAGCATACTCAAAAACCTATATGCCTGCAAGAGAGTATCTGCATAGAAACCATGGAAAAGATTTAGGAAAGCCTTTATATAAAAATGAAGCCAAACATTTTATTTCTATACAATCTAGGGGAGGAGGAAAATCCTATATGTCTTCTGGAATAATGAACCATAACTTCATCTTTGATGGAGCAACCAATTACGAAGAGTATTTAAAGAGGAAGAAAGAAAAACAATATATAGCATCTGATACTATAGTAGGAGCAATTGATACAAAATTTACAGAACCACTTATTAAGAAAACTAAAGCAGCCTTTGAACATTATCCTGGATCCTATAGAATAGGCGACGAGTTCTATCCTTCACCACTAATGGTAGGCTATACAGGCTCATTGGCCCCTAACAGGGAGTACGCATCTCGTACAGGATCTCTACTAAGACACAGAACATTCAAAGATAATCCACTAGCAGCCAATGGTACTCGTCCTAACTTATGTGTACTAGATGAAATAGGATTTATGTCTAACATTAAAGAAGCCTGGGGAGCAATCGAAGCCACTCAAGCTTCAAAGCAAAAGAAGAACTTAGTTATATGGGCTCTAGGAACAGGAGGTCTAGTGTCTGGTCAAGCAGCTCTATATGCAGAATCTATCTTCAGAAACCCTGAAGAATATAACTGTGTAAGCTTTAGAGATACTTACGAGAATAGAGGACGTATAGGCTACTTCGTTCCTTACTGGAAAACACTAAATGAGTTTAAAAAAGGTCCTGATAGAATTACAGATGAATCACTAGCAAGACAGTATATCCTATTACGAAGAGAGAAAGCAAAGAAAGCTAATGATACTTCAATATACCATACTGAAATAATTAATGGTCCTATTGTTCCTTCAGAAGCTTTTTTAGTAGTGGAAGGAGCATACTTCCCAACTCTCTTATTAAAAGAACAGCTGGCAGAATTAGAAGGAGGGACTTTTAAAAAATATCAAGATAGTTCTTTTAGAGGAGAGTTATTCTTTGATAAGGAGGATAAAGTTGATTTTAAGACTATTCAAGATATGAATCCTATAAAAAGTTTCCCTTTATCAAAATTAGAGCATAAAAAAGGATCCGTAGAACTCTGGGTAAAGCCTCAGAAGAATGATGAAGGAGTAGTTCCTTATGGAACCTATATAGGAGGAATGGATGTTGTAGACAAAGCACGTTCAACGACAGATTCTCTTCCTAGTATTTTCATAATGAATAGATATACCCGCCAAATAGTAGCAGAGTATACAGGTAGAACGAACGATCCTAATGAATTTTATGAAATTTGTAGAAAACTTTTACTATACTACAACGCTACAGGAATGTACGAACAAAACCTCCCAGGACTTTTTACGTATTTTGAAAAAAATAAATGTTTATATTTACTGGCAGATACGCCTTATCAACTGCGTAATTCAGATACTTATAGAACAGGAACTAACACATCTAAAGGTATTAATGCATCAGGAAAGGTTAATCAGACAGCAAGAGATTTTATTAAATCATGGTTATTGGAGAAAATATCTGAGAACTCAGAAATTAGAGCGCTTGAAACAATTTATTCACCTGCTCTATTAAAGGAATTAATTATGTGGAACCCTCACGGAAACTTTGATCGTGTATCTTCGTTAGGAATGTTATTGTGGCACGATGCTACAATGATGAGACAGACAGATAAAAGAAAGAAAGAAATAAAAACTTTCTTAGAGTCTCCTTACTTTGATAAGATGAAGCTAAAGAAAAAGGTCCCTATTAAATCTGAGAGTTTTAATTTTTATAATTAAATTTGTATATTAACCCAAAACGCTATGAGCCAAACACCCGTCGTAAATCTACAAGGTTATCTAAGTTTCCCTA